AAAAAGGTACACAAGGCACCCCATTTTAACATTTCCCAACAGGTTTTTAACATTTGCTAACACACTTTGGCACGATTTTTGCTGTGTGCCACATTTACCATTCTTTAACACATTCAACACACCGTTAACACAGTTAATTTTTCATAAAAGAAATGTTTCACGTGGAACAGTAAGAGCAGATGTTTCATGTGAAACAAAGTGTTAACAACAGTTAATTTATTTCTTTAATACTATTTAACAAAAATAATTTGGTGGTTACGCAAAATTGACGTATCTTTGCACCGTGTTTTAGAAACAATAAGTTTAACAATTTAAATTAGGTAAATTATGAACGAAAATTTTAATGAAATTATTTTTAACTGTGTTACAAGTGTTAACGCTTTGATGACTTCTAACGAAGTGGCAAAAGATGACAAGGCGGTTATTAAGTTGAACCGTTTTAAAAAGTGGCTCAATGAGTTTGCAAGTGCAAACGGTATGGAAGAATGTGGCGATTCGCAAAACGGTGACAACTCAGCAGAGTAACACACCACACAGGTAACAAGAAATTTTAACGTTAAATATTTAAGTTATGGGTAAAGGTTTTAGTTTTGCAAGTAAGTTCAACAAAACAAGTTTCGGTATTGATACAACCGATTTTCCGTTTGTAAAGTTGATAGACATCTACAACAGTGAAAAGGACGGGGGCGGTGATGTGGTGCACCCGATTAACGGTTTGTACGTACATAAATCACAATTAGGTGATTCACCTGTAATAATTGACGCAGAAAACAAACGTCTTGTAAACTTACCACGGTTCACAGGTGACACTATTCGTGAGATTCTTGCAGATAGTGATGCGGTTGAGGCTATCAAGGCAAACAAGGTCGGTTACACGATTTATGAATACGATTCACATGGTAAGAAGTGTTACGGTATTACCTTTGTAGATAAGTAGCGCAGTGTAGTGTAAAGGGTGATAATTTCACAGGGGTAACAGTATTTTTATTGTTATCCCTGTTTTTGTTTCATTTTAAATTAACAATAATATGGCAAACAAAAATTCTATAGGCTTCAGTGCACGAACCTTTAAGGCAACGAAAAAAGCGCATGTAAAGAAAGAAATTATAAACGCGATTGAAAGTAGCAGCAGTTTAAGAAAAGAAATTGCTAAAGTATTTCAACAGGCAAACAGACGTATACAGAATATAGAGAAAAATGGTATTGTTTCTCCCGCAGTTGTTGCGTTAAATAAAGGTAATGTAAAAGGATATTCTAAATTTTCAATGAAACACGAATGGAGCGATTTAAAAATAGAATATTCAAAGGCTATAGCATTTTTGCAGCAGCCAACCTCAACCTCAACAGGTACGAAAGAATACGCAAAACATTTAAAGAAAACTTATAAGTTATCAGATGATGAGTTTTCTTTGATGCAAGAAAAGTTAATTGGTAAAATTGCTAGCGTATCAGATCAAAAATTTTTGGAACAATACCTAATGCAATATAAAGACTTTACAGGCGAACTTGAACAGGACGCAAGAGACGTATCAGACCAAATCGAAAGTGACGCTACAAAAATAGCGGATAACTTACAAAATAGTATTGATAACGTTGGCGAAAAAGTCGAAGAAACAGTACAAAAAATACTAGACACTTTTAAAGATTTCGGTTTATAATGAAAAAAATACCCTTTGAACTACATGCAGAAGTTTACACCCCAAAAGATATTGCAAAGGTTTTATCTTTGGCGGTTAACGAAAAGAATTTTACAGGCAATAATAAGGGCGAAAAGTTTCTTAATGTGCCTGTGTCTTTTGATATTGAAACTACATCTTTCTATAGGGACGCAGACGGTGAGACATACAGTTATGACCGATATATAAAATTGGGCGGTAAAGATACCAAAATGGAAAAGTGTTCTTTAATGTATGTTTGGCAATTTGGAATAAACGGTTTTTGCATAATAGGTCGAACTTGGGACGAATTTATAAAAATGTTGTCTGAGATAGTAACTTTGTTGGATTTAAACCAAAAAAGACGTATTATTATTTACGTTCACAATTTGGCTTATGAGTTCCAATTTATCCGTGAATTGTTACAATGGGAAAAAGTTTTCTCTATAGATTTGCGTAAACCTATTTACGGAATAACTAAGGACGGTTTAGAGTTTAGATGTAGTTACCTGTTATCGGGTTATTCGTTGGCAAAGTTGGGCGAACAGTTAAACACATACAAATGTGAAAAGTTAGTAGGTGATTTAGATTATAGTCTATTACGTCACAGTAAAACACCGTTAACGCAAAAAGAAATTGGTTACTGTTTGAACGATATAAAAGTAGTTATGTGTTACGTACAGGAATTAATAGAACGTTACAAGGGAATAACGAAACTACCTTTGACAAAGACAGGGTTTGTTCGTAAATATTGCCGTTCTGTATGTTTCAAGACAACAGACGAAGAAACAGGTAAAACAACACCAAACTTTAAGTATTTTGACAAAATACACGATTTAAATATAACAGGTATCGAAGAGTTTGAAATGTTGCAACGTGCTTTCTCGGGTGGTTTTACTCATGCAAACGCAAAGTATACTGACGAAGTTATGGAAAACGTAGATAGTTACGACTTTACAAGTAGTTACCCCTACGTTATGGTATCAGAAAAGTTTCCGATGAGCACAGGTGTTTTTGTCCCTGTCAAGTCAATGAAACAATTTAATTTTATGACTAGTAAATTTTGTTGTGTCTTTGATATTGAGATAACAAACATTTTTGCAAAATCAGAAAACGAAAACCCTATATCGGTAAGTAAGTGTTTCGTTAAAGAAAATGTTTCTGAAAATAACGGTCGTTTGGTTTGTGCTAGTAAAATATGTATGACTATAACAGAAATAGACTTTAAAGTCTTTTCACAGTTTTACACTTGGGAGCGTATACGAATAGGCAAAATGATTTGTTACAGAAAAGAATATTTACCGACTGAGTTTGTGAAATCAATTTTGCACCTGTATGAAATGAAAACAAAACTGAAAGGTGTGAAGGGAAAAGAAGTTGAATATCTCAATAGCAAAGAAATGCTTAATAGTTGTTACGGTATGAGCGTCACAAACCCTTTGCGTGATGAGATTTTGTGTGACGGTGAAAATTGGGACGTTGAACACCTTACAGGCGAAAAACAGTTAGAAATGTTAAGCAAATACAACGACAGTAGAAACAGGTTTCTTTTTTACCCTTGGGGTATTTATGTAACGGCTTATGCAAGACGGAACCTATTTACAGGTATTTCGGAATGTGGTGACGATTATATCTATAGTGATACGGATAGCGTTAAGATAATGAACGGTGATGCACACAAAGAGTATTTTAAGCTATATAATGATTTAGCGCAACAGAAATTACGTGCTGCATGTAAGTTTCATAAAATACCCTTTGAAAAGGTTGAACCTGTAACAATTAAAGGAATAGCTAAACCTTTGGGTGTTTGGGATTATGAGGGACGATACAGACGTTTCAAGACTTTAGGCGCTAAAAGGTACATGGTCGAAGAAGAAAATGCCCTTACTGTTAACGGTAAAAATTATAATTACAGTATGACAGTTTCGGGTGTTAACAAAAAATCGGCTATCCCCTACATGTTAGAAACTTTCGGGGAAAACGGTATCTTTGACGCTTTCACTAATTACTTAGACATACCGCCAACTGCAACAGGTAAGAATATTCATACATATATAGATTACGAACAGAAAGGTACAATAAAAGACTATACAGGCGTTATTTCAAGTTACGACACAGTAACAGGGGTACACTTGGAACCGACAGGCTATACACTTAGTCTTTCAGTACTTTATATAAATTATTTAATTGGTATCAGATTAAAGAAAGAATAATATGAAACAGAAAAAAGAAAAGGTGGAAACACCTAAATTTTACAGTTTAAGCCGCATTTTGTCAAAAAATGCAGATTACAACGTGATTTTTGGTGAACGTTCAAACGGTAAAACTTATGCAACGTTACTGTATGGTATTAAAGAATATTTGCGCACAGGAAAACAAATGGCATATATTAGACGTTGGCGAGAAGACTTAAGGGGAAAACGTGCCGAAAGTTTATTTGCAAATCATGTGACAAACGGTGTGATACAGGAACTAACAGACGGTGAATTTAACGAAGTGTTTTACGTTTCGGGTAAATGGTTTCTTTCGTCTTATGACCCCGAAACCAAAAAGCGTATACCCGACAACACACCGTTCTGTTTTGGTTTCTGTTTATCAGAACAGGAACACGAAAAGTCAAGCAGTTACCCGAATATAACTACAGTTGTATTCGATGAGTTCCTTACAAGACGTTATTATTTACCCGATGAGTTTATGTTATATATGAACCTGTTGAGTACTATTATTCGGCAACGAAATGACGTTAAAGTATTTATGTTGGGTAACACAGTCAATCAGTTTTGCCCTTATTTTACCGAAATGGGGTTGAAACAGGTGCGAGTTATGGAACAGGGAACTATTGATATTTACCGTTTCGGTGAGCACGGTGCGACTGTTGCGGTTGAATATTGTAGTACTATTGTCAAGCATAAAGCCAGTAACAAATATTTCTGTTTCGACAATGAGAATTTGCAGATGATTACAGGTGGTAAATGGGAACTTGCAGCGTATCCGCATTTGCCTGTGAAATACAAACCAAACGATGTGTTGTTTGTCTTCTATATTCAGTTTAACGAAATGACCCTACAGGGTAACGTGATACAGGTTGAGGACAAAACAGGGGTAAACAATTTTATATATATCCACAACAAGACAACCCCGATTAAGGACACAGACAATAGTTTGATTTATTCGCTGCAAATGAACGGAAAACCGAACTATAAAAGAAAGTTACTGAGTAACGCAAGTTATGTGGAGCAACAAATAACAAAGTATTTCGCCACCGATAAGGTATTTTATCAGAATAACGAAATAGGTGAAATTGTGCGTAACTATTTAATGGCGAGTGCACGTAGCAACATAATTACTTAATATCTGTTAACAGGGGTTAAAAATGTTTTACATGAAACAATTTTCCCCTGTTTTATTTGGTTTTAACAAATAAAAGAACTATCTTTGCAGCATGAAATAACAAAGTTAAAATTTCTATATGGATGTAAACGGAATAGTAACAGTAATAAGTAACGTTGGTTTTCCTGTTGCGGTGTGCATCGCCCTTTTCTACTATATGGAAAGGCAAAACGAAAGACATCAAAACGAAACTGACAAGTTAAACGAAACAGTACAAAGTAACACGAAAGTGTTGACAGAACTTTGTACCTTAATTAAAACTCTAATTAAGTAAATGAAAAAAGAAAACTTATATAACAGGTATCAAACAGAAGTTAAAGATAAAGATACTGCATTATTTACATTTATGCAACGTGTTCTTTGCATGACTTCTAAAATGTTTGAATACACAGGAACACCCGAAACTGTTCCACCTGTTGAACTTGAAAAGATTCTGCAAACATCGGGTAACGTTGGTATAGCAGAAGTTGACGGTAATTTGTATGCCTTACAGGGTTCAAGGGGTGGTGAGTGTAACGCTTATGGTTACGGAAAAGATTATATTGTTGCAAATCCTTGGTTAAAGTTGAACAAAACGTTTAAAATTGATGAGGATATTGTAGTAATAAACAACACACCGTTTGCGGATTCACTTTTGCCTATTATCGGAAAATATGGTGTACTTTACACAGACGCAACAATAACGCTTAATTTGGCTAGCATTTTGACACGTATCACGATGTTAATCTCTGCTAGCGATGACAAGACCAAACAAAGCGCAGAATTATTTTTGCAAAAGATTTTGAACGGTGATTTTTCCGTAATCGGTGAAAATGCCTTTTTCAAAGGTGTAAACTTACAGACCCCACCGACACAGGGAAACCAACAAATCGGGCAATTAATTGAACTGTTGCAGTACTACAAAGCTAGCATGTTTAACGATTTGGGTTTGAATGCTAACTATAACATGAAACGTGAGCGGTTGAACACGCAAGAAGTTTCCATGAATATAGACGCTTTAATGCCTTTCGTAGATTCAATGCTAAAAGAACGTGTTGAGGGTGTGAAACGTGTTAACGAAATGTTCGGTACGGATATTACCGTAACTTTGGGGTCAAGTTGGAAAATTGAGCACGAAAATTATTTGTCGTTACTCAAAGCAACAGAAGACGGACACGAACACACCGAAACAGAAGACATCGACCCTGTAACGGAAAACGAAACAGAAGAAACGCAAGAAACAGAAGAAACGGAAACAGAAACAGAAGAAACAGAAGAAACGGAAACGGAAACGCAAGAAACAGAAGAAACAGAAGAAAAAGAAAACAAAGATGACAATTAATGAACTTTTCACAACTGAAAATGGGTTATTCGATAAAATCTTTAAACCCCTGTTTCCTGTTTTGTACGATTCAATATTTGGTACAGATGACCCAAAAATAATTGATATTGATTTTCGTTTTAAATATGGAAACAGAACTTTAGTTAACGCTATTACAAACGAAACTGTAAACGATATTGTAAAAAGTATTATTACAGTAAAGTTTGACGAATGGCAAAAACAGATTCAAGTGTTTAATAAAGAATATGACGTGTTAAGCCCTGTAACTGAAAAGACAACTGAAACGGTAAATAACACCGTGGACGAAACAGGGAATACCGATACAGTCGATTCAAGTGTAACGTTTAATAATGGAGATTTCGGAAATGACACAAAGCAACAAAGAGACTCTACAGGAAACAGACAAGAAACAGGCACGAAAACAGTTGTTAAAAATAGTTTGTCGGGCGGTTTTCCTGTTAGCGAAATTATTCAAGAAGAAATGAGTTTGCGCAAAACAAATTTCAAGACGCAAGTTATAGCAGAACTTGCCAAAGAGTTAACAGTAGATATTTATTAATTACTTAAATTTTTATAAAAATGAACGTAAAACAGATTTATAGTTTAGTTAACACCGTATCGGGTGAGGTTTTGGGTAATGCAGAACTTGTTAGCGAAGACCTTACAGGTTTAGTCGATTTGGGTAACGAAGTGTTCAACCAAAACGCAGTTGACAATTATGTTAAATCACTTGTAAACCATATCGGCAAAGTGGTATTCGTAAACCGCCCTTATTCGGGTAAAGTTCCGAGTGTTCTTATGGATGCTTGGGAATTCGGTTCCGTATTGGAGAAAATCTCTGCTGATGTGCCTGACGCAGAAGAAAACGATACTTGGAACTTACAGGACGGTAAAGAGTACAAACAGGACGTTTTCCACAAACCTACCGTTACCGCAAAATTCTTTAACTCAAAGGTAACTTTTGAGGTTCCTGTATCTATCACAGAAAGACAGGTAAAAGAAAGTTTCAGCAGCGCAGAACAGATGAACGGTTTTCTGTCAATGATTTACTCAGCAGTTGACAAGTCAATGACTATCAAGACAGACGCTTTAATCATGCGCACAATTAACAACATGATAGCTGAGACGCTGGACGCAGACAAGACTGCATTTGGTTTCGTACCGTCAACACACGAACAGGTTGACTATTCAACTGCATCAACAGTTCGGTGCGTTAACCTGTTGAAACTTTACAACGATAAGACAGGTGTTCATTTGACCGCAGCCGCAGCGATAACAACACCCGACTTCATCCGTTTTGCCGCTTATGTTATGGGACTGTACTCAGACCGTTTGCAGACAATTTCAACCCTGTTCAACGTTGGCGGTAAGGAGCGATTCACACCGAAAGACGTTTTGCACACCGTTCTGTTGTCTGATTTCGCAGCAGCAGCCAAAGCATATCTGTATGCCGACACGTTCAACAGTGAGAACGTTCTGTTGCCAAAGGCTGAGACCGTGGCAAGTTGGCAAGCAACAGGTAAAAATTATGCCTTTGAAAACACGTCAAAAATTGACGTTAAGAGTGCTAGCGGTGCAGACGTTTCTGTTAGCGGTGTGTTGGGTGTTATGTTCGACCGTGACGCTTTAGGTGTAACAAACCTTGATAAGCGAGTAACAACCAACTACAACGCAAAAGCGGAATTCTTTAACAACTATTTCAAGTTTGACGCTGGCTATTTCAATGACACAAACGAAAACTTTGTTGTGTTCTTTGTTGCCTAAGTTTTGTTGTTTAACTGTTGAGGGTGTGTTTCCTGTAGTTGATAGCACAGGGACGCACCCTTTTTAAATCTTTATAGTATGCTGATAAAAACTTATAATTACAACGGTGAACCTAACAGGGTTAACAAGACACTACAGGAAAACGAAGAATACACAGGTGTGTTAAATTCAACTGTAAACATATTAGAACCTGTTATCCGTTTCCGTACAACTAACGTAGTAACGTTTAATTACGTTTATATCGAAAGTTTGCACCGATATTACTTTGTGTCTGAGATGAGACAAGACGGTGATATATGTATCGTTTATTTGCGCACAGACGTTTTAATGACGTACAAAGATAAAATCTTAGATTCTATCGGTACGTTAACAAAGGGAGCGAATGTAAATAAGTATGCGTCAAACCGTGAAAATAATTACGATTTGCGCCCGAAACTGAAAAAGCTAGATTTTCCTAATAAAGGGTTATTTAGTGATAAAGATAATATTATAATGGTAACTATAAAAGGTAATTAGTTATGAGTATAGCAATTAAGAAATTTAACCTTTATGGTGCAACGGCTAATTTTAAAACAAAGGGTTTTGACCTTATTTGCACTTTTACTCTGAAAGCAAATACAGTTTGGAACGGTGAACCGTTTACACTTGAATTAGTGGATAATGACAGCCACTTTCACAATAAAACCGTAACTGTTGAAACTGTAAAAGATAACACGGAAACAATAACAAAAACGGTAAAAAATTACAATTATGCAAGCATGAGTGTTTCTGTTATCGGTTATTCTACAACATACAATGGGGAACAGATAGTTATTGGTAATTTGGTAAACAATGTGCCACATAGTAAGTTGGAACAGATGTATACAGGTGTAAATAGTGATGACGGTACCAACGCCATAACTAGAATAACATTAAAAGCTGATGACGGTTTTAAATTTGTTGAGGAAACATTAAAAAATGACCTTGACGGTGGGTTTGCTTATTCGCATAATAATACAGTAGCACAACAATATGTTGCAACACCTTTAAATGACTTAAATGTAGGGTGGACATTCACAGGTGAAACAGTAGCGAAGGAAACTGAGATAATAAATAATATTACAGGTAATTGTGATGAAACACACACCGTGGACGGTACAAACGTTTCTATAACGGTTACAGGTAATAGCGATTATGCAAAGTTTGTTGGGGTGTCTGTTGAGTATACCGATATTAACGGTGAAACAAAAACGTATGTGCCCGATTTTTCGGAAAACGTTATAAATATATCATTAACTGATGTAAAACAGGGCACAACGGTTACTTTGTCGGGTGCTTACCGTTTGGTTTGCACAACTGTTAATTCTTTGACAGGGTGCAACGTAACAGGGTTAAAACCTTATTACATCGAAAACGAAACTGTTAACGTTATTGCAACGGCAAACGGTAAAACTCATTTTGACGCTGAGAATTTGCCTGTTGCTAAATGGGAACCGTTAATAGGTGGAGCAGAAGAACACCCTTTGGTTCTGAGTAACAACGGTAAAACCGCAACATTAAATTTTACGTTTCCAAACGACAGAGAAGAAGTAAGTGATTCAACTTTTACCCTGTTAGGTGGAACAGTCCCCGATACAGAAGTAACAGGTTACGGTAGTATTAACGTGTATCTAGTCGATACAAAAACTTTAGATGATTTTTCAAAAATTCGTTTCACTAAAAAGTTAAATGAAAATTACGAATATGAATATTATGATATTGGGGATTATGTGAACAGGTTACACAAAGTTTACGTGGACGTACCGAATGTTTCCCCAACGTCTTTAAAGTTGGCTAACTTTGATACAAGTATTAATACAAATAGCGTTGACGATTCAAAGGTGCACGTAGATTTCGGAAACGTGCTATTACCTGTTAACTCTGATAGTGGAAACGATTTTAACGCTACAATACAATGTTTCTTACCGTTTGTAGGTTTTGTTCCTGTAGATAGTGACTTTATAGGAAAAGAATTAAATTTGAGTTATGATATAGATTTGATTACAGGTTATTGTGCCTTTAATTTATCATGTGACGGTATTACTATCAATAACGGTACAACAAATTGTAGCAGCAAAATTATTTATAAAACGTTGGCGAATGATGAGATAAGTACTATCGGGGATTTGAGTGACCTTAATACGGTTTTAATGGGGTTAGAACCTTATATTACTATTAAGTACTTTGAACCATTGAATGTTCCTGTAAATAACACCACAGAACAAAAACGTATTGGAGACGTTACAGGGTTTGCACAGTTTGAAAACGTTAACTTAACAACAACTAATAGTATGTTAGTTGACGAATTTAATGAAATTGTTTCACAACTTGCAAACGGTGTTTATCTATAAATAAAACAGGCGGTAAAGATGTTACCGCCTGTTTTCTTATTTTTTATTATTAAATTCGTTGGCTAAACCTTTGCCACAAATAAAATCTAAGGCACGGTTTTTCTTTGCCTTTTCGGCATCAAGTTTGCAAGAAATAGTTTTTATTACTAAGGTTTGCGCCTTTAATACATCAATAACAGAATTTAATAACATGCCGTTTGTACCTGTTGTTTCTTCTGCTATGCTCTGCAAATTTTCTGTTGATACTTTAATATATTTCAACAAAATTTCTATTGATTTATCCATAACTATTTCTTTTCTAGATTCATTATAACTTGTTGTCTTGGTTTACCGTTACGGTTACAGACCGAAACATGAAACCAAAAAGACGTAGACCCTTTACGATGTTCTTTAATAAATTGGTCAAAACCGCCTGTTTCTCTTATAACCTTTTCTAAGGTATTCATATCACTACAAACAACGTCAGCAGCCAAACCCTTTAGATGTTGACTGTTAGCCACACCACCAACGGCTTTATTTAACACCGGACAACGAAAACCGCTATTAACTAAGATAGGTTTACCTACCTTTTCACGAATTTTGTCTAAGTAATCCGCTAAACGGTTTAAATTGTCTACTACCTCAAAAGTTGGGGTGTTATCAATACCCAAACGTTTTGCAGTTGTTGAGTTAATGAACTCGGATAATGTAAAATACTTAATTCTTTTCATATAATTATTATTTAGTTGAAATTACAAACCACTTTCTACTGTCTTTGTGTGTCGGAAAACGACCCTTTACAGTTATTGAGCAATCTCCCTGTAAGTAGTCGATTTTGTTGTTAAAGAACTCGCTTACTTTGTCAGAACGTACCATAAAAACCGTTACTTTGTCCGACTGTTTCAATGTAATTTTAAAATATGAATGTTCCATATATCAATTATTTTAATTGTTTAACTTATGTTTTTAATTACACTGCAAAGATACAACTTTTTAGCAGAACCAACAAATTATTTTAGTTAAATAGTGTAAAAATATTAATTTAATTCTTTTTAACAATAACATCTGCTCTTACTGTTCCACGTGAAACATTTCTTTTATGAAAAATTAACTGTGTTAACGGTGTGTTGAATGTGTTAAAGAATGGTAAATGTGGCACACAGCAAAAATCGTGCCAAAGTGTGTTAGCAAATGTTAAAAACCTGTTGGGAAATGTTAAAATGGGGTGCCTTGTGTACCTTTTT